ATAAACGGCTTTATCGAAGGCATCTGCAAATATATTTATTGGAGCCAGTTTTGCTATTGCAACTAAAACATCGTACACTTGCTTTGCTGGCCGATATACTATCCCAAAGCCTTCCGCTATGTCACGAGCATATTGTACTGTGTTGTCAGCCCATTCTTTCATTGCCGCATCGTTTTCATTGATGGCGACAAGTATATCAGACAACACATCCATCGCCGGGCCACCCAAAGTCGTCTTGGCTTCTATCCAATTTGCATTGAGGCGTTTGACCTGGTTGGCGTAATCATCCATCGACCTGATAGCATCGCCCTGGGCGTCGGTCGTCCCTCTCTGAATCAGCGACATGCGAAGCTGGACCTTCTCAAGGTCCGTCAGGTCTTTATAAGTCTTGCCGAGATTTTGATTAAGGGCTTCCTGGGCAAGCGATGTTTCGCTGATGATAATTCCGTACTTCCTGACCGTCTCGTGATTGCCTACAAGGGCCGAAGTAAAGTCGCGTATAACGTCGGCATCTGCCTGGTTATTGAAGCTCGCCACGTCGACCGCAAGCTTTGTGAGATCCATCGAAAGCCCCATAGCCTCTTTTCTCGCAAAGCCCAGGGGCACAAACAGATCCTGCAGGCCGGCCATCCATTTTTGAACATCCTGAGTAGCCCGCCCGACCGAATCGCCAAATTGCTCGGACCACGCAGCCGCCTCTTTTGAATTGTCCTTGAAAACAACATTGAACTTATTCATCGTTTCCTGGGCATCGGAGGCCGAGTCGATGAATTTCTTGAGCGTGTATATCGCACCACCCGCACCGCCGAACATCAGAATACGTCTCATTGCACTGGCAAATCCGCTCTCGATGGACTTGGTTGCTGTCCCCGCGCTGCGCTTCATCTTCCCTGTAGCCCTGTCGAACTCCGCAGCTCCTCTCGTCGCCCCTCTTGCATCAATCGCCGTTCTTAGTGTCGCCATATCTCAAAAACTCATTGTCCATTGCCGATATGTATTCGAAAAAATCTATCGGTTTCCTCACTTCGTAGAGCCTTGCGTATTCCATAATGTCACCGACGCTTAAAGGGCAAGGCCCATAGCCGTACTGCCTGCGTCCGTTCAATGACCAGAATGCGTTCCATACCCAGGCAAGGTCATCGTAAAGCTCCGGCATATTTTCCCACGCCGGCGTAGGCTTGCCCGCTTTCGCTCTTGCTTCAAGAAATTTGGCATCTTTGCCCCATTCAAGCTGCCACAGCAGGCAGCTAATTAGTTTTTTACCGATTCCTTCTTCTGCTCTTCGAAGAACAAATTGACGGAAGCGGAAACATCTATAACGAAGTCATAGAAAATCACGTTGGCCGGATCGCTGATAATCTCCAAAGCCTTTTCGGGTGAATACTTGATCGCCTTGCCGTTGTCGTCCTCCATGCCCTTCCAGTCGCGGATCAAACAGTGCGCCACGGCCTGCTTCATCAGGGCTCTAAGGGTTTCCGCATCGGCCGTTCTTCGCCTTAACTGGCCCAGGTGCGGCTCGCTGATTTCTTCGTAGTATTTATTGAATTCGGGATTGTGCATCCGCGCTATCCGAACCTCGATCCCGCCGCCGAACTTATGCCATACCCCCTCAACTGACTTGTCATTATCAAGCCTGAATTGACTCAAACTACCCATGACTAAAAATCCTTTCCGCCGTTAACAAAACGCGCACAATTGCGCACACTGTTAAGTCGTTTCGCAAATTGACTATGCCGCGAACCGAACGATCCTGATCGTAATTTCTTCCGTGCCTTCCATGAACGCCTGGAACGTGCAGGGCACCTTGAAATCGTCGCCAATACCGGCCCCGGAATGTCTCTGGCCGTCCGTTATCTTCAAGCCCGGCAGATCGAACACGTAACCGTTGCCGTCGGCATCCTGAAATACCTTGGCAAGCGAAGTGTTGTCAAAATTCAGGTATTTGTCGTAAAGTGTCTTGCTCTCGTAATAGGCCGTAAACGAACCCGAGACATTGATACTGTTCGCTCCGAAAGAAAACGGTCCAAGCGTCCCGACCTTCAGGCGTTCTCTCAGGTTGTTATTGATCGTCAAAGAGCAATCGAGAACGTCGATAGCGGCCGCGTTTTCATAGATTCCCTGAACGTGGTCGATGGAATTCAGAACATCGTTATCATTCGGCTCCTCGTAACCATCCCCGCCGCTTGCCGTCTCGGACGTCTCTATCTGGCCCATCATGCCGAAGCTGCCCGTTATAATTCCGTTCGTCCCGACAGTGAGGGTCATCTGATTCAGCATACTGCCCTTGAACAATGCAAGCTCTTGTGTCAGGTCCGTATATGTACGCTCGAAGTTGAATGAGTTCTTTGCCACACCGTTGACGATAGAGCTGCCCTGTTTGACCGTCCGTGATTCTCCGGCCGACTCCGTCACGAGGGTCCCGTAAACGATTACCTTGGCAGCCGTGGCCGATGCGACCTTGAAGTATCCATTGTCGGCAGGAGCCGTAAAACCGGATGTCCTGATCCATTGATTTGCAACTATGCTCCCGAATCCGGAACCTGAGTCATTGAAAGAGCTGTCGCCGCTTGCCGCGCTGATCGTAATGGCAGTGACCGTAACCGGGGCCGTCCAGCCTTCCCCTGCCGTCTCGGTGCCGAGAGTATCCTCGTCAAAGATATTGGTTTCTGCCGTGAACGTTTCGGTTGTTGCGATAGCGTTCCCGGCCAGGCCTGCGGAGAGTGCGGTGATAATTGCATCATCTGAGGCGAAATCTCCTATTCGAACCAACGGATGCGGGCTGGTGGTTCCTGCGTAGTAATTTACCCCGGCAACTCCGGTCCCATTTATAGTGGCGATTAGATTTGCCAAAGTGCCGGGAAGGTCCGCCGTCTCAATCTTAATGTCGTTTGCAGCCGCCATTGTACCCATGAACCGATACACAGTAGTGCCGATTGTTATAGTGTCGTCCGTAGTTGTAGGCAGGGTATCGATTGTCAGCAATCCCTGGGCCTTGACATTCGCAGACATTAAAACGCAAGCCATGAAATCATCGAAGCTTCCGTAGCTGAACTCGAAATCCAGACCGCCCGATACCGCCACCCTTGTTCTCGACACACCGACAATCTGCCTGTCCGGGCGGATCTCGTTACTGTTGGCAATGTCCGTATCCTGTTTGAGGCTTTCTCCGGTCAGTCTCACTTTCTGCAAATTGCGGCCCGTCACCTGCTGGCCGAACGTCGATTCCTGAGCGTATGCCAGCAATACTTGTGAAATGTCACTTATTGTCATAATCATTCCCTTTCAAAGGATTTTGTTTTACCCAATATCATCGGCATAGAACGGGCAATTGACGTTAATCTGCCACTCTGCACCAACCCTGCCTTGGGGATATGTTGATGGTGTCCTAAAAGTTACCCCGTTGTATGTAACTCGTTTAAAAGCCGTTTCGACCGCACCGGCCACATCAAGCAATTCGCCATCTCCACCTGCCGGGCAAAACAATTGAGCTATCATCACGCCGGATGTCCGGTCCCTGTTTCCTGTCGGGCTGCCCACCGACTTTTGAATAGTTTCGCCGAACTTAACAGTCAGCCTGCACCATTTTGCATTGTCCGGATTGTCATATTTTTGATTGTCATATTGAGTGCCCAAAGACAGAACATCGGCCACCTGCGTCTTAAATCGGGTGCGTACAGCATTGGCTATTTCCTTCTTTGTCATTCAGACACCGTGAACATATTCCTGAGCTCTTCGATTGTTATTGCAAGCATCCCTTCCGGGGACTGCCCGCTGTGTCCGTGCTCAAGCTCCTCGATGTAATCGATATTGTTCGAAATCCAAACAACCTGGAACGGGGGAAGTCCGGCTATGGCGGCAAGCCCTTTAGCAATTACTTGTTTATCTTCCGGCCTGAGCGGAGGCCTTTCCGTCTTTGGCGGGCCTCCCGTTTTAGGCCAATCGCCCCCTACCTGCCCCTCGGCCGGGCTGCCTATAGTCGCCTGCCAGTTTCCTCGAGCGCGGCCGGTATCAACAGGGGTTTTCTCAACGAGCCTTAGAAGAGCTTCGAGCACGATCTTTTTCTGCATGACAGTGACCTTGCCCGGAATACTCCGAGCAAACTGCGTCACTTCCCTATTGAATTGTGCCAGGTTATCCGTTGCCATTTTTTTCAACGCCTTAACTGGAACAAATACAGGCATATCCATTCGCCGCTGTATATCGGAGAGACCTGCAATATTGTCCAAATATCACTTCCAACCGTAACGCTCATTCCCTTTTCCGGCGTGAATTCAATATCCTTTGCCGGAACGCCGGAAAGCATGTCGCCGGCCTTAATAAAATCACCGTCAACGTACTTCAAATCAATCGAGTAAGGCGGTATGACTTTGAGATTAAATTGCGTAGCATCGCCGAGCGTCCTTGTTCCGGTTGCCGGGCTGTAAGTTTCGCCGGGGTAAACCCAAAAAGTGACAGTCTTGCCCAGCTCAGCGATGATATCGAACACATCCTCGAGCAGCTCTGTATCCAGCTCCGTAGCCGTGCCGGATACCGTTGGTGCGATAGGAGAATCTATCGCCTCAAGAAAACCGCCTGAGAAAACGGCAACTAAATCCGCACCCTGCATTGTCATAATACTGTCACTTGCCTATAAGGCGTTGTTTCGCTCATTGTCACCTCGGCGATAACGGTAACGCCATCGTCCGGATCGAGAATTTCCTGGACGCCAGGCGAGCCAACTTTATCACGCGCCAAACCAAGGGCCCACGCGGCAAGCACTTTTGTCATTGCGCTCTTGCACAGAATGTCCTTGCCTACCGGAATATGAAGATCGCCCGATTCTTTAGCGTAAGCAAAATATTGAACGTCCTTAGTCCAGACGGCGGTTGCTAAAGATAGTCCCCAATGCCCGTCCCCTGTGAGCGTCGAAGCCCCTGCGATAGACTCGGCGGCCTGCCAGGTCTGGTCCGACCCGCGATACCACTTGCCGGCGTTATCGCCGTTCAACGCCTGCAAATAAAAATTGACCGTGCCGGCAACGATCGGATTACCGCTGGCCTTGGCGACGAGCGGCAAAGCAATAACATTAGCCTGTCCCGTGTAAACAACTTGCATCGATTATGCTCCGAGATATGTGACATTCCATGTGACGGTCAGAGTATCGTCCGCACCCTTTGCTATCTGGGCAGCAAATACAGCGATTGCGTAGGTGTGAGCCTCATCGGCTTCGCCCGCATTGGTCGTATTGTCTACAATGGCAACCCGATTGATTGTCGCGCTCGTGCCTTCACCAGCAGCCCACAGCCTGCGGAACTGAACTATATCATCGGTCGCCCCTGCCTTTGGCGTACTGTCGTCAAGAGCTTTTGCCGAACCGTCAACATAGTCGCCGACGGCAATAAAGCCGCCTGCTCCGTCTTTAGCTGCTGCGGTAGAGGCCGTTCCGAGCTTCATGCCCCAGGTCGCATAAGCGGCAGTAAATATTGCCTGCGCAGCAAAGAAGTCGCCCTGTTCCGTTACCAGATTGTGCGTCACCTGTCTTTGCTTGATCTTGCCATCCGGGCCTCGAAGCACAGCAATGACCTCGCCCCTCAAACACATACCATCTTTTTTCTTTTGTTCTGTTTGCATTACAAATTCCCTTTCAATTATGCGTTTGGTTAATAAAAAAACCCCGCAACAGCCGGTCAGACTGTTACGGGGCTTCTGTCTTTCAGATTGTCCCTAATTTTATTTAATTGTTAAAAAGAGCTAAAATGTACCTTTAAAAATTCTACTAATTATGTACGGTTCTCTTCTTTCCCCAATAACCCCAACCCTCTTCACCATCAATCACTAATTTTTTTTCTTCGGTATCTAAAGCAAAACAATCCTTATTGATTTCTTTTTCCTGGCCCTCCCAGTTAATTACCGCTTCATATTCGGGGTCATAATTTCCTAACTCCTTAATCAATTCTTTAACTGTCATTGGTTTCTCCTTTTGAGATTATCCGTTTAATACTATAACTCACATTCGCATCGACATATTTGCCATTACAAAAGTTCAATTTTACATTACCGTAAAAATTAGGCATAAAACCTTCCAAGCTGATTCCGGCCTCACCAATCCTTTTTTTGCTTTCTTCAAGATTTACAGGTTTTTGTTCCATTAAAATTACCCCTATACCTGATTTTCCTTTGGCTTAGTCGTTAATTATTTTCTCTGCCTCTAAATAGCTTAATTGATCAAAATGCAATTTATAGCTTCCTTTTTTAAAACGAATGATGTCACCTTCGTAATAATTTTTAATAGGAGGGATAGCTGTTGTGCCCTTAAACCAAACCTTCCCTGATAAATAAATGCAAACAGATAAGTTGCAATTCAATCGGAAATTCTTAAATATAATTTGTGAATAGTTTGTAAAACCGTAAGATTTAGCTTCTATCTGAATGGGTAGAAGTTCGCTTGCGATATCGTCATTTTCATCGACTAAGGCTACAGTAAAACCTCCAGGAATGATATCTGCCATCTCCTCCTTTTTGGCACTGACAGCACCGTCATTTTTTTTGGCCATAACCATGCCGGCAGG